CAGTGGTAAAGGCTGAAACAATATAGAGAGTATGGCGTCCCGCAAAGAAATTAGCTAGCTTTTGAAACATATTAAAACCCCGCAAAATGTGTAGCTACATCTTTACATAGAGCAATAAAAGCTGTAGTAGATAAATCATTTTTAGCTTGATTTGCTTCCCATTATTTCACCGTAAATATTCTTCCTAGATACCCTACTCCTACTCCGATAAAAAACCACTTCAATTTCCCTTTCCTCGCGTCTGCTTTGCACGCCGAGAGGTTGAGCGCGTCGCCTTTAATAATTGCTGCGTTCGCGTCGTTGTCTGACTTATGGGCTGTTCTTTCAAGGCTAAGCGCCTGCACTCCATTAGAGACTTCAGTTTGTAATAGTCCATTTTCAGCCTGCAAATCGGACTTATCTTTTTGAAGAAGGGGAACTAACTGAACTATCGTTAAAGCATTTTGAGCGTTAGTAAGAGGAAGAACAACATCGTTGCCTTGAGCAGCCCCACCCAATTGGGTCGCAACTTCAGCAGCACTAAGGGTAGCATTTTGTTTTGGAAGGTTGACTTCAACGACCTGCCGTTTTGAGAGAGCAGTTGTAAGTTGTTGAATCTGAGCCTCAAGAGCGAGATTAGCCTGAACCAACGTGTCAACTTGCTGTTTTGTGGAGGCTTGCAGAGCCGCATTTGAGGCTGTAATGGCCGCGACAACGACTGCTTGCTGCTGTGCGGCTGCATCACGGGCATTGGCTTGGATGTAAAGCACGCCATAGATAGAGCCAAGGACAACACAAGCAGCCAATGCCAACGTAATAACGTGTCCCTTAACCCACTTCAAATCATCAGAAAGAGTCATATTTCAGGACCCCTTAGGGGTGGTCCAATACCTCCAACGTAATCTCCTCAAAATTCTGAACTGCCTTTACCATCTTGGCATAGAGTTCAGCGAAAGCATCCCGGCTCTCGCCAATTGCATCGGTTTGATGGGACTTCCCTACTAAGATGCAGCCTTCCGTATCGCTTGCCCAATTGCCCCAGTGGATGCGGATTGCAATACGGAATCCGTCTTTACCTGTAACATTGTCCCTATCAGGAACGTTGAGAACCTCGGGCATCAACGGTAAACAGTTAAGTTCGTGACAGAGAGCAAGAAATTTAGAATCATTGCTGAACCGCTGTGAGCGGTTTAGTGCAACTGAATAAAGTCCCGCTTGAATGCAGGACCCTGGAAGGCCATCCTTTTTGGGAAGCTCCAAGGTCCAACATTCCAATGCGTCGTCAACGAATAGATTCCCACAGGTGGAATTAGGCGTGAGAAGTAATCGTTGAACTACGAGCTTCATTACTTCTGTCCCGTCTCGCGCTTCATAGTCGCTTCGACTTCTGGCCCTGTTCCCGCGACTGAAAGTGGCTTCCCTTGACGAGCCATGATTTCCAACATCTTCTTGTCTGCTGTCGGGCGGTAGATGCGAAGGTCGGACTGATTGCGGACTTTGATAATCCGCTTGATTTCTCCAGCTAGGTCAGGGTCAAGGAAATGCTTTCCCGGTCCATAGCTTTCAGCGTTAATATTGATGTTCCCAAAGGGCTTGTCGAACAAATCCTCCGAAGGAATCTCAACATACTCCCAATTTGATTCGTCTAATACAAACTCCTCATGTGCGGCTCGGGCTGCTTCTTGAGCGAGTGCTTTCTCGGCTGCCTTAGTAGCTTTCCGAGTCTTTGCTTCCTGAACAAATGATTTCGTGGTGTTGTCACCCATGACTGATAACCTTCCTAGTCCCTTGTGGGGATGATGCGAAAGGGGCAGAGGTTAGTAGTCTGCCCCAATCGGCTAATTGTTATTAAACGTTAGCGGAATTCGCTCCCGAAGAACGGAACCGATAAATCCAGTTCTGATTGGTGATAATCGTCTTGAAGGCGAACTTATAACCAATCTTACGGCTCTGTTGCAACGTGTCAGTCTGTCCGCCAGGGGCAGCCGCATACACGCGAAGGTTCTGAAGTTCAGAGACCTGATACGCATTGCGAGCGATACCAAAGGAAGAGAAGACTTTGTTCGTGTAACCAGAAGCCGCCTGAACCGTGGCCGCAAAGCCCGGTGCGTTGCTCTTGACAATGCGCCAGCCTGCGAGTTCCTGAACTTCGCCCTTCCAAATGCGCTCGGGCTTGCCGAACTGGTTGGAAGCCTTGAAATCCGGGTCAGTTTGCATAGTGGCGTGAACCTGTGGCGGAACCACAAGAACATAATCGCCATCGTCGAAAGCACGTGCGCCACCATCCATCAAGGAAGCATGGACGGCAACGAGGTCTGGGTAGCCAACTTTATCGGCAGCAACGAGGGTAGCATCCGTGGTCTTGCTGTTCGGACGATACTGAGAAGTTGCGGCGTCGAGAACGTTGAAAATGAGGATGTCGTAAGTTTCAGCAGCGTGCAGGCCGAGCACATACAGAGCGCGTCCCACAACGTCATGCTTGGAAGTCAGTTCGGCAAGGTCAGACAGACGGAGCAATTTACCGTACTGTTCTGCAACTGCCGTGAACTGAGACATCTGAAGTCCGTCCGCATCCGGCTGAACCCCTTCAATCAACTGAGTTGGAGAAAGCGTGGTAGAAAGCTTTTCCAAACGGTTGAACTGAATGGACTTACTGGAATTGGAGGGAATGGGGTCTTTGTCGCCAAACTGGTCAAGCACAGTAATGAGAACCGCAACTTCCAAAAGCTTGGCGCTAAAATAAGTCTGCTGATCTGAAGAAAGAGAACCAGCAGGGCCGGGAACGCCCGTAGCGCCAGTAACAACGGAAATAACGTCGTCGCCAAAGCCAAGAGCCGTTCCGATGATATTAAGAAAAGTCGAAAGCATTTTTTGTCCTAATTGACTAGTATTAGAACTCCAAACTAACTCCACGGGCTTCCGCGTCTGCAATCGTTGACTTGATACCTTGTAGGGTTCGAAGAGTCGGTTTTGCCGTTTGCTGAGGTGGAGGCAGGGTGGTCTGTGAGGTGGTAGTTCTAACAACTGTAGTCGGTTGATTTTGAGTATGTGAAGCTACAACCGTCTGTTGCGCTTTCACAACGTTCGGCAGAGACATCCCCTGAGAAACCATGTAAGCAAGTTTGTATAGCTCTGGTAACTGGGAAGTGAAGTCGGGATTCGATTCACTTGAAACGATAGCATCCTTTAGTTTAGGAAAGGCATCGAGGGTTTTGCTGTAAGCATCGGTCCCGATAAATTGCGAGATGGCGGGTAGTTCTTTTGCAACTGCTTGCTTCGCATCGTTGACCGCTGAGGTCTGGAGAGAAGGAGCGAATTCCCTAAGAGCTTCCTTAATGAACTGTTTCTGAACATTTTGGTAGTTCTCGGGTTTTCCACTCTTAGCGGCATTGAGCAAATCTGCCATATACAAATCGGGATTGTGCATGTAGTCGTTGGGCTGTTGGGCCTGTGCTACCTGTTGCTGCGTTACAAGTTGTCCCGTGATTGGGTCAATTCCTGTGGTAAGGGCATAACGCTGACGTAACTGCTCGATTAGGGCATCTTTTTGATTGAGGCCCTCTACAGCCGCTTCCGAAGTCTTATAGACGGACCGTTCACCTTTTAAGAAGAAATCCTGTGTTTGTGTAACAGGAGTTACGGGTGGAGTCTGTGTGTTCGGGTCGGCTTGCACCTGCTGTTGATTAGGCTGCGTTTGTGGCGCGGTCTGTGTTTGCAACGTCGGCTCAGCAGGGAAAAGGGAGTCAAACGTTGCATCATCGAGTCCCGCAGGCGCATCGTGCAACTGCACAATTTGTCCGGGGGCTACTTTATCTAGGGCTGCATTTGGTTCATCAGGCATGTTATCTCCGCGTATTGTGTACGCTTTCGATTTTACTACCGGCTTGTGGCCGTCTTACGAGGACCCATTAGGGTGGGTTAATCTCCTCCCACCTTATTCAGAGTCGCTTGCAATTCCTTAAAGGCTCTTTCTTCTTCGTCCAACGCAGGTTGTGGGACTGAACGTACTCGTTGGGTAGCTGCATCTATTTGATTCTTCAACCACTTAGTCCAATAGATACCACTTTGAAGAAACTCTACATCCCTCATGTCCTTGTGGCGTCCTTGGTTGGTAGCAGGTAATTCGAGGGTAGCCTTAAGTAGAGCGGTTTGATAGGCTAACTTGTTGAGAAGATAGATGAAGCCCGGATGTTCCTTGAGGACTACTACGTTCTCGCGGTTCTCTTTATCCCACCCTTGAGTGGGTCGTGGCTTGTCTACTTCGACGATTTGATATTTGATTGTTGGGTCTGGTTTAACTAACGAAACAGATGGTGCGGGATACTGTTCGCTATAGGTTGTAAGTACTCCGGGGCCAAATGTAATTGGTTCTCCAGTGGATACAGGCAACTTAGCTTTATTCTTACTTCCCTTCGGTCTCCCCATTTATAGCTCCTTTATTTTCCCTGTGCGTCTTTAGGCGTAGTTTGGTCTGAGACACTGCGAGGATTCTTCCGGTCAGGCATCTCGTCGTAATCAACGCCTGCGGGAACAACCTTCGTGCGTCCTTGAAGGTCAAAGTCTGGAACCGTAGCAATCTGCGGGTCTTGACAATGACTGAGTTCGGCTGACCAAGGCGCGGGAGTTTGATCCGCACGGCCTCCGGTCATAAAGCTATTGGCTGTGTCTTGAGAGTTTGGCATTTTATTTTCCTTTATTCACCGGAACCTGCGGTTCCTAAACTGTTGGCCGACATATCTTGTGCGAAGCCTCTCATGTGGTCCCTAATATCTCCACCGGGGATTTCACCTTCGAATTGAGAGGTGGCTTGTCCACCTTCATGCCGATTGAGTCCGGGCAGAACACCCGCATCAGCCGGGACCTCACCAAGCGTCGCGGCTGCAGACTCAGCGAGGTATTGGTCAATAACATCCATTGTTTTCTTAGCGTCAGCCGTGACTGTGTTGGGGTCCTTCTTTGCGATAGCGGCTGGCAGAACTTTCTGCTCTATCTTGAGAAGTTCCTTGATGAACTCTTCTTGCTGACGGGATTGCGTTGCGGCTTGCTGTGCTTGTTGAACTTCTTGTTCGGACTTCAACAGACGGTTCGCATACGGGATTTCCATACAACGAGCAATTTCTCTTAGGAATTCCCCTTGGTTGGCATAAGGACTTTGCATGGCGATATTGTAAAATGCCATGAGATTGCGTTGCTTAACTACCTTGCCTGTTGCATAGTTAGCGCCAACAAAGTCAAAACTGTAGTTACCAATTAATGCTTCGAGACGAACTCTCCCGTACTTGGGGATGTTCGGAGGAGCATTAGTAATATCCCACTCCATCTCATCGGTTCCAAACTGCTGAATCATAGAAGCAACCATTTCACAAAGAGGTTGCAGAATTCGAATTTCAAGGTTTGAGATGAAGCGTTTAAACACGAAACCGGATTCATTAATTACTTGAGAGATGCCAGATGAAGTTCGGTTTCCAGAGGGAGTACCTATTCCTTTAGCATAAAAGTCCGAAATACCGGAAGACATCTCAATCATGCCTTTATACAGGTCAATGATTGTGTAATCTCCGGGTTGCGGAGTAAAGAAAGGCAAGGGTGCAAGAACTTTATTTGGGTCTCCCGTAACCCCAACCTTGCCGCCGGGAACGTTGCCAAGGTCCAATTGTTCATGGTCAATATCGGCTTGAGTATCATAAGCATACCTCCTATTGATACCCATGTTCCAATTGTCC